TAATCTTTATCCATGATTTGAATATTATTATTTAAACAACCCCAACGCCGTAGCTACACTGCCTGCAATTGCTGTTATCGTATTAGCACTTTCCAGTACCGAGGGTTCTAAATCTTTTGATAATTTTAGAAGTTCCAAATTCAATTTTTCAAGGTTGGCCTGAAGAAGTTCTTCTTGAGCAGTGAAACCTCCATGATTGAAAAAATCAAATATTTCAGCTTTCAAATTAATACAACATCCACCTATATAATCTTGATAAAAAATAAGACCACGTCTATCAAAATGTTCTAAAATCATATTTGCAAGATCAAACCGTATACCTGTTTGTTCATACAGATCATGGAAGTCAATTTCAAGATCTATTTGTTCTTGAGCTATCAAATAGCGAAGAAGTTTATCCTTTATTGCTGGGGTTATCATGATTGTTTCGTTTACTTATTATTAAATCTTTAACTTCCGAACATTCTTTCCCTTGACAATTAGCCTCAAAAAATCGTTTCCAATCCTCTATATCATCATTTAATTGCTCATATATTCTATCATAAGAATTTTTCCTATTTCCAATTTCTGTATTTGCAATAGTTTTAGTACAATCAAGACTGTTTGAATTAGCTATATTAGATAAGGCTTTTATCGAAACTTCCTTTACTGATCCAATATCGTACTGCATTGTTAACAATCTTGAAATACAACTCATAGCCATTGGCATCCATTTTTCTGTTGCATTCTGTTGAGCATTTTTCTTTTCTTCTTCCAATCGAATCTTAAACTTTTCATTATCATATTTAAGACCTGCAAAAACAGAAAAAACAGCTGTAATCAAAGTAATAAGAACCTGGCATGCTGCATTATAATCATTTGGATGATTTCCAAAATACCCAGCAACAGCAATACAGAATAGAACTAATAGTATTATCTTCCAACTACACTTAACAAATTTTAATATATCCATAATATCTATTTTGTTTTCTGATCTCTTTTAATTTGCAAATCCTTTACTTTAACCATTCTATCGAACAACTTTTCTTTTTCTTTTTCATATCCTCTCTTTCTTCCAAAACGAGATATTGCAGATTTAATAGTCACCATTTCTTCATCATACATTTTTTTCTTCCGATACAATATAATGAGCCGTTTATATACTTCTAACCAATCATATTTTGCATCAACAAGTTCTTGATACATGATCATCGCTTTATCAATATCTCCTGATTTTTCAAATTGCATAGCTAATCGACTTTTTTCACCCATCTGCCTATTTAAAGCATTTTCCGCCTCTTCTTTTGCATATTTTTCTTTCCATTTGCTCAATAATCCTATTCCAACATTAAAATACTCTTGATTATTGACCAAATTAGCCGCACTATATTTTTGATACAAACTATCCCCCATAACCCATCTATATTTATCTATGTCAGACATTGATAGACGTACGGTTTGCATTCTTACTTCAGATTGTCTTTTGTTAAAAAAATCCCAAAATCCCATATCATTTAGATTTAAAGTTGACTTCTTCTTAACTTACCTGCTACCTTATAAAGAAACAGGATTTCACTCTTAGCAATATCCCGGTCTGGGAACTTACGACGGCCATCAGGATTCAGTTCCATATTGTATGACACCATCGTAATATAACCATCGCCTTTAGAGCTCTCATAAAGATTCTTTATATATCGATCTTCCTGGGTTATGACAACGTAACACTGGCCATAGTCTATATCATCCCGACTTTCGATCCTACGAACAAATATGATATCGCCAGATTTATATTTATCATACATACTATCACCAAATACCATAATCCCTCGGCATCCTTTAAATGCAGGGATGGAAACCCATTCAGTTATTTTGTTCTCGTCCCCCTCTAAACCTATACCGTTCCCCGCACAAACACGAATATCAAGAATTGGTTGTCGGTCATTGTAGATATTAGCATCTACATCTTTATTCCGACCAGAAATAATATAGTCTATGTCAAAATCAGTATATACTTCTGAGATTTTTTTTAATGTTTCCTTGCTTGTTGAATCGGAATATTGAGCTACAGAACCATTTGGAAGCCCTACAGATGCCTCAAAAGCTCTAACACTAAGTCCTTTTG